TTTCGGATAAACTGTGGTATAAATTAAATAAGTTCGCACGTAAGAGCGATATCTTACCGGGGTCGTGTCCGTAAAAAACGTTTTCGCCTGTTAGTGCGTAAAACTAACCGGAGTCGTACTCCGTAAATAACGAGAGCGTTTCCCCTACGACAGTGGGTATACGGATAAAAGTCGCTCCAAAAGTCGACTGGTTAATAAATTAATGATAGGAGACATATCATGGCAAATACTAATTTTGCTGCGTTGACCAGTGAGCAGTTAACCATCTGGTCTAGAGATTTCTGGCGTGTAGCTAGAAACATGTCTTTCATTAACCAATTCGCGGGTAGCGGATCTAACGCTATGGTTCAGAGAATATCTGAGCTTACCCAATCAGAAAAGGGAGCTAGAGCTGTATTAACACTTTTAGCTGACATGACTGGTGATGGTATTGTTGGTGACAACACTCTCGAAGGTAATGAAGAGGCATTAAGAGCTTACGACATAGTCGTGGGACTCGACCAACTAAGATTTGCGAACAGACTGTCAGGTAGACTGGCTGATCAAAAATCAGTTGTGAACTTTAGGGAACATTCAAGAGATGCACTTGCATACGCAATGGCAGACAGAATGGACCAATTAGCGTTCCTTACTTTAAGTGGTATTGGATATAACTTGAAAAACAATGGTGGTTTAAGACCGTCAATGAACTCAGGTCAAAATCTAAACGACTTAGCGTTTGGTTCAGACGTAACAGCCCCAACTTCTAATAGACATAGAAGATTTGATGCTTCAGGTGGTATCGTAGCTGGTGATGTAACTGCAGTTGCTGCAGCTGACAAACTAAGCTATGGCGCTATTGTTGATCTAAAAGCTTATGCTAAAGATCAGTACATCAGAGGATTAAGAGGCGCAGGTAATGATGAAACATATCACTTATTTGTAACACCTCAAGTAATGGCTGACCTAAAACTCGATTCAGACTTCCTTGCTAACGTAAGAAATGCTGGAGTAAGAGGACCAGGTTCAAGCTTATTCTCAGGTTCTTCAAGTCTAATGGTAGACGGCATTATGGTCCACGAGTTCAGACATGTGTTTAACACATCTGGTGCTACAACTGGAACATCATCAAATGCTGGTTCTGCTGGGTACAAATGGGGTGCTGACGCTGATGTTAATGGTTCTGCATGTTTATTCTGCGGTGCTCAAGCATTAGCTATGGCAGACATTGGTGCTCCAGAAATAGTAGAAGATACATTCGACTATGGAAACCAAAACGGTATTTCAATTGGTAAGATATTTGGTCTTAAGAAGCCAGTCTACAATTCAGACGTAACAGGTCAGAATGAAGACTTCGGTGTTATTAGATTAGATGTAGCATATTAATTGTGGTATATTTTATGGGTGGCTTGAAGAAGTCACCCATATTTAAGGAGTAAAATTATGTGGATAGTATCAAAAGAAGATAAGTACGTAGCTTCAACATGGGGCGCGTCAATCAGTTTAAAAGCAAACGAACCAAAACAAGTCGCTAGAGATCTTGGGTTGCTTTGTTTACAACATGGATGCGAAGAAGTACAAGGTGGTATCAAGGAAGAGCCAATTGTAAAAGAAGCACCTATTGAAGAAGTAATAGAAGAAACTTCAAAAAACCTTGAAAGCATGACTAAAGTAGAGCTAGAAGAATATGGCAGAACTGTTGGTATAGAGCTTGATAGGCGTAAAAAGAAATCAGATTTAATAGAGGAGCTTAAACAAGCGGAGTAATAAATTATGGCAGGGACACTTACAGGCACTAATTTACTTAGTAGAATTAGGGATACATTACAAGACACTACTAGTGTTAGATGGACCGAATCCGAACTCTTAAACTATATAAACGATGCACAAAGAGAGATTGTTAATTTTAGGCCTGAGTCTAGTGCTACTACAGCTACTATAACTTTAGCCGCTGGAACTAAACAATCTTTACCTGCAGCAGGTTTAAGGCTAATAAAAGTAGTAAGAAATATGTCTGCTGCTTCTAACGGTACTGGTAAAAGGTCTATTAGAATAGTAAACGTTGACATTTTAAATACACAAGAACCGGATTGGCACGACCCTGATGTAGTAGGTGACGCAGCGCACGGGGCTATTGTAAAACATTATATCTTTGATGAAGATGACCCAAGAAACTTTTACGTGTATCCAGGCGTATCTGGTAATTCATACGTAGAAATTGTTTACTCAGCCGCACCTACAGATCTAGCAGCAGCTAGTAATATTATTAGTGTTGATGATATTTATGCTAACGCTATTATAGATTTTGTTCTTTATAGAGCATATATGAAAGATGCGGAGTACGCAGGAAATTCTCAAAGAGCCTCTAGTCATTATCAGTTATTTACATCAAGTATAAGTCAAGGTTTACAGTCTTCAGCTTTACTAGATCCAAATAACGACCAAGTGTCTAACATAGGAGCTGTTCCCAAAATAATGCAGCAAGGTAGGTAAATGTGGCAGCCTATTCTTCTTTAGTAAAAGAAGTACTACCTTATGTACCGTTGTGCCCAGATTCTTTAGTAGAACAGAACTTACGCTCTGCTACTATAGAGTTTTGTGAAAGGTCTAAAGCATACATACTTGATACGGATCCTTTTAATACTATTTCTGGGGTTTATGAATACGACTTTGATATACCTACAGGAACAGAAGTTCATCAAGTTTTACTAATGACACACGATGGTAGGGACATGGACCCTATTAGCCCACGTAGTTTAGAATTAAATTACCCAGATTGGAGGAATAGAACCGGAAACCCTCACGTTTATCTGCAAAAAACAGCAACTACTTTTTGGATTGTTCCAGTACCAAGTGGGTCTAAACAAGTAATAGTAAGCCTAGCTCTAAAGCCAAGCAGGACTTCAAATAATATTGACACTACAATTTCTAATCAGTACAGAGATGCGATTATATATGGCACTTTATATAGGTTATTAAGGATGCCAAATAGAGAATGGACAGATATAGGGGCGGCACAAGAATATTTATATCAGTTTAATTTAGAAATAACACAAGCAGAATTAAGGGCCCGAGGCGGAGACCTAGGGGTAAAAAGAACTGTTAAGTACAAAGGAATAGGACTACCAAGGAGACGGTATGGAAAGTACGGAAAGGAAATCGACTATTGAGGAACCCGAGTTTGCTGACATAAGAAAATGTTGGAACGTAGTAAAAACAGGCATACTCGATATATTAAAAGAAAATCCTACCCTTACTTTTATTCCTGAAGATGTTTACAGCGAATGTGTAAACGAAAGAGCTTTTCTTTACATGTCGTCTGTAGGTTTTTTGATACTGACTGTAGAGGTAGATCAGTTTACAAAAGACAAGACATTATTGCTATGGATAGCGTATACTTATAGAAAAGGCGGGCACCGGTGGGTGGCCCATGAAGAGTGGTTTAACAACTTAGCAAAATCAGCAGGTTGTAAGTACCTCGAAGCGAGGTCACGAGTTCCAGAGATGGAATCGTACACCAAAAAGATTGGATGGGAGTTAGATACACGAGTTTATAGGAAGGAAGTTAATGGCAGCTAAACCAAAACAAGCAGACTACAAACCAAGTCAAGCTGAAATTACTAATACAAAAGTTGCAGTAGCGCAAAGAGAAAGGTTTGTTAATAAGTATGATCCTATTTTATTGGAAAAGGCAAAAACCGCAGCAACTGAAGATTTAGGAAGTTACGCAGCAGGTAAGAAACAAGCAGACACCTATCAAGTACTAGGTAAACCTTCTATGGCCGCAGCTCGTTCTATAGATTACGCCGCGGACTTAGCAACTGCTGCAAGTGACCAGATTTTAAGAGGTAGAGCTGCAGGAGAGGCAACTAAAGCAAACAGGTCTTTAAGTACTTTAGCCTCTGCACAAGGACAACAGATGGATGCGACTACTGGCATAGGGGCTTTAGCTAGGTTAGGTAATGCTGGAACTTTACAGTCTGCTGAAAGAAAACTTTTAAACAGACAAGCAAATCTTGAGGGCGGAGCTATGCTTGCCCAAGCAGGTTATACTCAAGGTATGCAGAATTTAGCGACAGGTAACACATTTTTTGGAGGAGCAAAAACAGTGAATGGTGTAACTACAGAAGCTGTAAATAGAACAGATGGCGTTTTTGGTAGGTTGGGTGAGGGGCTATTCGGATGAGTTTACTTATGGCGGGCAACTACGACCCTCAACAAGAATTATCAAACCTTACACAGAGGGACTACAATAGATTTGTAGAGAAATTTGAACCTTTTGAAGATGCTTTATTGGCCCAAAGGAACAGCACAAAATTGGTAGACCAAGCAAGATTAGATTCTCAAACACAAGCAAGAATTGCACAAGGGGCAGCAGCTAGAAATATAGAAAGGTACGGCGGTGCTGGTTTGTCTGCTGCACAA